TAATCAAAAATGGTTAGGTAAAACTTATACAGGTGATGGTGACGAAACTATAACCAACTACGAATGGGATGCTACTAATACTCAATGGAATGAGGTCTAATTATGGCTAATGCTAATGGCGGAATAATAGGCATAGATAATCCAGCAGTCGTTCAACCCGAAGTTATAACAACTTTTAATTCTAGCGGTACTTTAACAACTGCTCCTTATACAACTGCTGTTGAATACTTAGTTGTTGCAGGTGGCGGTGGAGGTGGTTCTTACTATTATGGAGCAGGTGGTGGAGCAGGTGGTTATTTAACAGCTACAGGTAATCCAGTTTCGGGTAACTCCCCATATCCTGTAACAGTTGGTGCAGGTGGTGCAGGAGGTTCTTCGCCCGGTGGTCCAACTGCTCCCGGTGTTGGTAGTAAAGGCTCAAACTCAGTTTTAGGTACGCCATCTCCCATTACTTCAGAAGGTGGTGGCTTTGGTAATACAGGAGGCTCACCTGGAGGTTTTGGACAAAATGGTGGACCGGGTGGTTCAGGAGGAGGAGCAGGTGCTTCTGTTCCCGGCTATACAAACAACCCTGTTGCTGGTAATGCAAGTGGGGGAACTGCTGCTTCAGGTCAAGGTAATGCAGGAGGTACATCAAATGGTCCTTTTCCGGGTTATGGTGGACTAGGAACATCAGGTGCAGGTGGTGGAGCAGGTGCTGTTGGTGGAAATGGAAATTGGTATGCCGATGGAACACCAACACCTACAGTAAATGCAGATGCCAGAGCTGCAGGTGGGGTAGGTTTAGAAAATACAATTACTGGCTCACCTGTTTTTTATGCAGGTGGTGGAGGTGCAGGTGGTTACTACAATGGAAATGGTGGTGCTGGTGGTAATGGTGGTGGTGGAACAGGTCGCAGTAATTCGCCTGATGCTGGAAACGGAACTGCTAATTTAGGTGGTGGTGGCGGTGGTGCACAACATTTAGGTTCAGGTGCAGATGGAGCAGGTGGGGCAGCGGCTTCAACAGGTGGAGCAGGTGGCTCTGGTGTTGTCATTGTTAAAGAAGCCGGTGGTGATACTGTAGGCTCAGGAATATGGGATATGAATTCAGTATACGATGCTGTTAAAGCAGGAACATGGAGTAGCTAATGCCAAGATTAATAGGAGCAGCACAAACGGTTTCAAGCCAATCAGAACAAATAACTACATTTAATTCTAGTGGCACACTTACTACTCAACCACAAACTACAAGTATTGAATACTTAGTAGTCGCAGGTGGTGGAGGTGGTGGTTCTCGTTTTGGGGGTGGTGGTGGAGCAGGTGGTTTAGTAACATCTACAACACCAGTCTCAGGAAACTCACCTTACTCAATAGCAATAGGTGCTGGTGGTTCTGCTGGTGCCACATCGGGTGGACCCGGAACAGGTGGTGCAACAACAGGTACAAATGGAAGTAATTCATCTTTTGCACCCGGTTCTGGAATTGAGAAAACTGCTACAGGTGGTGGAGGTGGTGGAGCAGGTGATGCTCTTGCTGGTTCTGCTGGTGGGTCTGGCGGAGGTGGTGCAGGTCGATTTGCAACAACAGGCGGTGCTGCTTCTCCACCCGGACAAGGTAACGCAGGTGGAGCAGGTAGTGGTAGTCCTGTTTCTCCCGGAGGCGATAGTTTTAGAGGTGCTGGAGGTGGTGGTGCAGGAGCAGCAGGAAGTGCTTCTACAAGCACAGATAATGCAGCAAATGGAGCAGGAGGTAATGGTTTACCTTCAACTATTTCAGGCTCAGATGTAACTTACGCTGGTGGCGGAGGCGGTGCAGCAGGAGGAACTCAAAATTCACAATCTACAGCTGCTTCAGGTGGCTCAGGTGGTGGTGGCACTGGAAGTTTAGGTCCTTCTCCAAGTGCGGGTGCTGGTACTGCTAACAGAGGCGGTGGCGGTGGTGGCGGAGGCTTTGCAGGTAGTAATGCGTTAGGAGGTGCTGGTGGGTCAGGAATTGTTATCATCAAAGAACCTGCTTTAACTATTGCTTCAAGTTGTTGGGATTTGCGACAAGTTTATAGACAAGTTAAAGCAGACGATTGGGCATAATTAAAATATATTTTTTTAATTTATGAACCTTAAATATTATTACTGGTATTTCCAGTCAGCCATACCTGAAAGAATTTGTGATGATATAGTTCGTTATGGTAAAGAGCAAGAAAAAGAAACTGCTATTACAGGAAACACAAACAAAGAATTAAAAGATTTAAGTGAATTAGAACTAAAAAACATTCAAAAGAAACGCAAGTCTGATGTGGTATGGATGAACGACAGATGGATATACAAAGAAATACAACCTTACATACATCAAGCAAATGCAAACGCTGGTTGGAACTTTGAATGGGATTGGTCAGAGTCTTGTCAGTTTACCGAATATAAAAAAGGTCAGTTTTACGATTGGCACTGTGATTCATACGAAGAACCTTATGACAATCCTGAAAATGAAAATACACACGGTAAGTTAAGAAAACTTAGTATGACTGTATCACTTACTGACCCTGAAGAATACGAAGGTGGTGATTTAGAGTTTGATTTTAGAAACGAAGATGAAGCATCACAACCAAGAGTATGTGAAGAAATTAGAAAGAAAGGTAGTGTAATAGTTTTTCCTTCTTTTGTTTGGCACAGAGTCAAACCAGTAACCAAAGGAATACGACACTCTTTAGTATGTTGGAATATAGGATATCCATTTAGATGAGTTTTAAAAAAGATAAATATCAAGTAATTAAAGGTGCTATATCAAAAGAATTAGCAGATTTTTGTTACCAATACTTTTTAAACAAAAGAGCAGTAGCAAGACATTTATTTGATGAAAGATACATATCACAGTTTACTGAATACTTTGGAGTTTGGAACGACCAACAAATACCTGAAACCTATTCACATTACTCAGATATAGTTATGGAAACTTTATTACAAAAAGTAAAACCTGTAATGGAAGAACAGTCAGAAGTTAAACTGACTGAAACATATTCATACGCTAGAATCTATAAAAAGGGTGATGAGTTAAAAAGACACAAAGATAGATACTCTTGTGAAATATCTACTACTTTAAATTTAGGTGGTGATGATTGGTCAATCTTTTTAGAGCCATCAGGTGAAAAAGGTAAAGACGGTATAGAGGTTAAACTTGAAGCCGGTGATATGTTAATGTATCGTGGTTGTGATTTAGAACATTGGAGAACACCTTTTGAAGGTGAAGATTGTGGACAAGTATTTTTACACTACAACGATGCAAGTGGTAAAGATGCTAAACAAAATAAATTTGACGGTAGACCCATGATAGGATTACCAGCATACTTTAAAGGACTTTAAAATGGAAATGGTATCACCTTACATTGTTTGGAATGTTTTAATAACTTTAGTGTTAGCTCCAATCTGGTTTCAGATTAGACAAAACGCATCAGAGCTTAAAAGACAAGACATACTCATTAATAAAACACGTGAAGAGATTGCGAAAGAGTATGTCACAAAATTAGAACTAAAAGATGATTTTAATCTCTTAATGGAAAGAATGGAAAAATTGCATGAAAAGGTTGACAAACTCTTCGAAGTCAAGTAAAATAGGTATATAGGATTTAATAATGGCAAATAAAAGAAAAGATAGAAAAAGATACAGTAAAGGTTCTAGAGAAGATTATACTAAAGGTGGTAGAGTTTCTTTACAAAGAGGTGGTCGTGGAAGAGAAGAGTTTGACGAAGTAAGACGACAAGATAGACTAAATCAACAAGTAAAAGATAACCCTCCTGCTTCTGAAACTCCTGTTGCTACTACTCAAACTACACCAGAAACTACTACAACAACTCAAACAACTACTCAAAATAATCAAGTTCAAGATCAACAAGTTGAGGGTGTTGAACCTGTGACATCACCTCCACCAGACCCACAACCGTTTGATGTTGGTTTTGGAAATGTACAACCGGGTGAATATTCAGACGAACAAAAGCCTGATGCTACAGGAGCTATGAAAAGAGCTACTCCTATTAGCATGGAAGACCCTGCAACTAAATCTGCATTTGATATTGGTAGAGAATATAGAATTTTAAGAACAGGTGCAGAAGCAGAAGAAATGGCTCGAGGTGTGTTACCTGATACTATTCCTAAAATCCCTGATCCTAAAAAAATTGATAGAGCAGATACAGAGATAACTCCTGAACAAGCAGCCGAGTTACAAATGCAGACAACACAGGAAGCTAGAGCAGCTACATTAGGTGCTATATCTCCTGAACAAGTTTCTACAATTAAAGATGTTTCAGAAGCTGCAGCACCAAAAGCTTTTGAAGCTGCTACTATTCTTTCAGACGATGTAGCTAAAGTTCCTGCTGATGCAGTTGTTGAAGCTGCTACTGGAAATGTGTCAGACGAAGTATCGGATACACTGGCTCAAGCTGCTGGAGTACAAGCAACTCCTAAAATTGATACTGCTGAAGTAGAAGTTTTACCGGGAGCTTTACAAGAAAGA